TTGATGAAACACTTACAAAAGTGATATCTGAGAAGTACGACAAATTGACTTATTTTAAACTTAAAAGTTTAAAAGAAAATCTTTAATTATTATCCGAATAATATTTTAATTGAACGTGTTTAGCTTTCGCTAACACGTTTCTTTTTTTTACGGAAGGTTTAATAAATTCTTTTCTTTTATTAAGTTCAGAACTTTGACGTGTCTTAATAACTTTACTTTTATAGAGTTTTAACGCTTTCTCTATTGTTGTATTTTTATCTAATTTAATTATTAACATATTATACATATATTTCAAATTAACAAAAAATTTGACCTAACACCTATTTTCACCTATCTTTTTTAAAAATAAAAGGAAAAATATGAAAATTAATGAAAAAGGGGAAAACCTCTCAACTAAACGGTTTCAAAACCGCAAAAGTTGTTTATGGAACAGTTGATTCTGTCAACTTAAAATCACTTTACTTAAATATACAAACATGGGTTGAACCATTCTATGATTGTGATAATTGGAACAGAACAGTTTTAAACCTAAGTAGGGGAGTAAAACACTCAGTTTACGACTCTTTAAATAATAAAATTTTTGACACAAAATTCATCGTTGATTTAGATTTAAGGTCAAGCGGTTTAAATTTAGGAAAAAAATCATTTATGAATATTGAAATTAATTTTTTTATTATTGAGGAAAACTTAGATTTTAAATCAAAACAAATTAAAGATTCATTAATAAAAATAACAAATCAAATCTTTAATGATAACTTTTATAATAATAATTATTTTAAGTTTTATCTAACTAAAAAAATCAAATCCGTTGAATATCCGTTACAAACCGAAAATGTTTAATATTTATTATTAAAACATTTAAAATGAGTTTAAAAATATTACAACCGAACGAATCAGGAAAAGGTATATTAGTTGAGTATGATGCCGGGTATATTAACCCAAAGGATAATCGTAACGAAACTTTAATTAGAGAATCTAACGAAATGTTAGACCACTCAAAACCATTTGAATTTTATGCTGTATTACAAAAATATGACACCCCAAATAGAAATGGTAGATTATACCCTGAACGTATATTAAAAAGAGAAGCCGAAAATTATAAGAAAATGATTAAAAAGGGTACCGCCCTATCCGAGTTAAATCACCCGGAATCATCTCTTATTGATTTAGATAGAGTTTCTCACGCAATCACCGAAGTATGGTGGGAAGGTAATGTCTTAATGGGGAAGATTAAATTATTGACATCACCGGGTTACCATGAAAGTGGTATTTGTTCAACCAAAGGAGATTTAGCGGCAAATTACTTAAGACAAGGAGTTACTTTAGGTATATCATCAAGAGGTGTTGGGTCACTTAAAAAAATTGGTGAACAAAACGAAGTACAAGATGATTTTGAATTAATTTGTTTTGACTTAGTGTCTTCACCTTCAACACCGGGAGCATACCTATTTTTAAATAAAGAGGATAAAAGTTTGTATGATGAAAACTTAGATGAAGAGAAAAGAATGAGTGTTGAAAGACATGTTGGTAATTCAGGTAATAAATCACTTGACTTAATGAAAAAATTAAACGATTATTTAGGTCATTAAACTAAATAAAAAAAATTATGGACGAGAAGTATTTCATTGCAAAAATTACATTAGACTCAGTTGATGAGGCATCAGGAAAGATTAAAAAATTAAGAGAAGAAAAATTAGTTAGTGGTTATAACCCAACTGATGTAGAAGCGAAAGTTACGAAAGTTTTTGAGCATTATACAATGGAATGGAGAATCACAGCAATTGTTGAAAGCAAAATTGATGAAGTGATAGAATAAGAATTTATATTCAATAATTAATAAAGGAGACAGAAATGTCTCCTTTTTTTATGCTTTTATTTTTTTGGTAATATTTATTAGTATAAAAAACTCAACACCAAATTATCAAAAATAATGATTTTTTGATAATGGGAGATATTTATATATTAAAATAACTTAAACACAAATGGCAAAAGAAAAATCTTTAGTTGAAGAAGCTATCATCCAAATGAAAAATTTGGAAGAAGCGGTAGCTGAAAATGCAAAAGGAATACTTGCTTCGACAATGTCGCAAGAAATCAAAGAACTAGTAAAAGAATCTCTTACAGAACAAGAAGAAGAAGAGATTGACACTGAAGTTGACATGGATGACATGGACACAGATACAGACATGGATGACATGGATGTTGATGTTGATATGGAAGACGACATGGATACTGATAATGTAGATATGGATGATGACGAAGAAACCATAGACCTTACTGACATAGAGGACGATGAAGAAATCTTACGTGTATTTCAATTAATGGGACCTGAGGATAATATTGTTGTTACTAAAGATGATTCTGGTAACATCAGTTTAAAAGACAATGAGAACAACAAAGAATACATGATTGTTGGTGAGAACGAAGATGAAATGTTTGAACAATTTAACGACGAAGACGAAGACGAAGACGAATTTGACTTTGAAGATGAAGATGAAGACGATGATTCTGAAGGTATTGAAGATATCATCTCTAGAGTATTTGATAATGACGACGAAGATTCAGAAATGGGAGAAGCGTTTGGTGGAAACAAACACGATTTTAAAAGACGTGATGGTCATAAAATTGGAGATGTTGATGGACACTTTAAAGATTTTGAATCAGAATTTGACGAAGAAGAAGATATGGACGATGAAGAAATCGTTTATGAAATTTCTTTTGATGATGAAGACGACACAGAGTTAGAAGAACAAGACGATATGGATATGGATGATGATACAGTAGTAGAATCTAAAATGACTGTAAAACCTAAAGGAACCGGATTAGGAAATCCTAGTAAATTTAAATATGACGCTAAACCTAATCAAAATGGTGGTTTCAAAACTGTAAAAAAATCTGCTAATGTAACTATGGGTACAGGAAAAGCAAAATTTGATTACAAAGATGGTGAAAATCTTGAAGGTAAAATGAAAACTGTTAAAAAAACAGAAACAAAAGAGCAAGTTGCTAACACAACTAAAAAAGCTGAAACAAAAGAGGCTTCTCGCACATTAGGTAATGGAAGTAATTTCAGAAAAGGTGGTTTGCCAAAACCAAGAGCACACTCATCTTTTAATACCGCAATTAAAGAGAATACTAATACAACTGAATTAAGAGTTCTTAGAGAAAAAAATGAAGAATACAGAAAAGCTCTTAACGTATTTAGAAATAAATTGAATGAGGTTGCCGTGTTTAATTCAAACTTAGCTTACGCTACACGTTTGTTTACAGAACATTCAACGTCCAAACAAGAAAAAATAAATATCTTAAGAAGATTTGACGGTGTTGAAAACATTAAAGAATCTAAAAACTTATACAAAGTCGTTAAGGATGAACTTACAGGAACTTCTTCTCAACCTATGAATGAGTCATTAGAAAGAACAATTGCTAAAGCACCTTCAACAGGTTCAGCAATCAATCTAATTGAATCTAAAACATATGAGAATCCACAGTTCTTAAGAATGAAAGACTTAATGTCAAAATTAAAATAAAAATAAATAAAAATTAATAAAAACCAAAAAAAATGGGAGCATTATTAGAATCAGGTCTAGTTGGTAACATCGGGTTAAAACACCTTAAAGTTATTAAAGAAGACACAATCAACAAATGGGACAAATTAGGATTTCTAGAAGGTCTTAAAGGTCACTTAAGAGAAAACGTAGCTCAATTATATGAGAATCAAGCGTCTTTCTTAATAAACGAAGCAACTTCTGACGGGTCTTCAGGTTCATTTGAAACTGTTGTATTTCCTATCGTAAGAAGAGTATTCTCTAAATTATTAGCGAATGATATCGTTTCTGTACAAGCTATGAACTTACCAATCGGTAAATTATTCTACTTTGTACCAAAAATTCAAGGATACAAAGACGGTATTGACGGTCAGTATTCAGGTGAGCACTACGCACCAATCGGGTCTCCAGGAAATTATCCAGGTTCTCCAAGTGAAGGTTACACAACAGGTTCAGGAACTAACAACCCAGTGTATGAAAAAAATCTTTATGATTTATTCTACGAAGGTAACGAACCAAGTTTAGACCCACCAGGATTATTTGATTATTCTAAAGGTCGTTGGTCAGCTATCACAGCTTCAACAACTATCCAAAAATGGACAGGTGGAGTTTTAGTTAATGCTAATATTTCAGGAACAACTGACGGAGCATTTGTAATCGCTTCAGGTAACACAAGAAAAGTTATCATTAAAATGTGTGGTTTTGCTGACACAGGAGCTGGAAAATTAATCGGACCTGATGGTAACGAAATGGATACAGAATCATTCTTATCTGATTTAGTTATCTATACAGGAAATGGTTTAACAGTTGATGCTACTTCACCATGTACAGTTTCTACAGGAGCTTTATTATTTAGAGTTGTAACTCAAATATATGGTAAAGGTATTGTGAAATATGGTAACACAACTCAAACAACATTTGCATCTACTGGTAACGGTGGTTCATTCAAAAATGTATGTGACGTTGATGGTTGTATTTGGTTAGAAGTTGATTTATCTTGTCCAGTATGTGCTGATTGTGATTCTACATCATTAGATGGTTACACAGGTACAACTATTACTGAAGCTGTATCAGGAACTGCTTTCAACGCTGTTTTCAGACGTTACGAAGAATTAGAATTTGAAGATAAAATCGGTGAGGTTTCTTTCGACTTAGATTCAGTTACTGTATCTGTTACAGAAAGAAAATTAAGAGCACAATGGTCTCCTGAGTTAGCTCAAGACGTTGCGGCTTTCCACAACATCGATGCTGAGGCTGAATTAACAGCTTTATTATCTGAGCAAGTTGCTGCAGAAATTGACCGTGAAATCTTAAGAGATTTACGTAAAGGCGCTGCATGGAATTTGAGATGGGATTACAATGGTTGGAGAAGAATTTCTCAAGTAACTTCTTACACTCAAAAAGATTGGAACCAAACATTAATTACAGCAATCAACCAATTGTCTGCACAAATCCACAAATCTACTTTAAGAGGTGGAGCAAACTGGATTGTTGTATCTTCTGAGGTTTCTGCTATCTTTGATGATTTAGAGTACTTCCACGTATCTAACGCTTCTCCTGAACAAGACCAATATAATATGGGTATTGAAAGAGTAGGAACATTAGCAGGACGTTACCAAGTTTACCGTGACCCTTACTTCCCAGCTAACCAAGTGTTAATTGGACACAAAGGAACATCATTGTTAGACACAGGTTACATCTACGCACCGTATGTACCATTACAATTAACTCCAACAATGTACAACCCATTCAACTTTACACCTATCAAAGGTATAATGACTCGTTACGCTAAGAAAATGGTTAATAACCGTTTCTACGGACGTATCACAGTTGATGGTGTTAGAACATTCGATTTAAGAGAATTGAGATAATCAAACTCTTAAAATATTTAAGAAAAAGGGACTATATGTCCCTTTTTTTTATGCTTATGTATTTGGTTTTATAGATACTGAGGTATTTATATGAAAAGAAAAATATGAATAATTTATTTGAGATATCTAGTGAGGAAAGAAATAGAATAATGAATCTTCACGAAGGTGCTACAAAACGACAATATTTAAACTTGGAGCAAGTTTCCACAAAACAATCGTTAACTAGTACTGAATTCCCAATACAAAGTGTTGGAGATAAATTTGGGTTTGGTCAGATTGACTCCCCAACTGTTAAAAATGATATAATTGCGTTGAAACCTCAGATTGACAAATTTATTAAAGATAACGGTGGTAAGACATTTATAGTTAATATAACATCCGGAGAATCAAATGTAACAAATCCTAAGGGATATGAGACGAAGGGAAGTTTGGCGTTGGCGAGAGCAAATTCTGTTAAAAAATATTTTCAAGAAATATTCCCTGATTTAATTAAGAATGGTGTTTTAACGATACAAGTACCAACAGATGTTAGTCAAGTTACATTAGGTAAAACATCTTATAATAAGACTAAAGGTGATAATAAAAACCCTGAAAAAATTAAATTATACAAACAAGAACAGTTTGTTAATTTTGATATTAAAGGAACGGGGGAAGTTAAAGATAAAGATTCCAAAGATATTTGTGATTGGGATGGTATGAAAATTGAGGCAGGTCAAGGAGACGCAAGTCTTAATTATGTATTAACTAATGAAAAATTATACGGTAATGGTGTTGTAACTTTTGATACCGGAACTATTCCTGATAGATTAGTTGTTCTTAATAAGGGGGAAGAGGTAATTCAAGACACTGGTTATGTGACGACGAGACCACATAAATATGTTGATTTTAAATGGGTTCCATTATACGTTTATCAATTAACACTTATAAATTCAAGAAATAATGTGTCGGTTAGTGGTGATAAACTTGTAAAAATAACGGCAAATAATTATCAGGAGTTATTGGAACAACTTTTAGTTGACCCATCCAAAGCAAAAACATTTAAAAGAGGTGGAGTTGAAGTGGAATATGCTTTAAAAGACCTTCAAAAACTTTGTAATAAAGGTGTTAAAGAATTTGTTCTTTATACAATAGGTCAGTCACCTATTAAAATAAATTTCAATAGTTCATCAGGAGAATCAATTGTTAGGGTTTACTCACCAATTGGTACTGATACAATTAAAACCGGATATAGTGTTACAGCACTGTGTAATAAAACAATTTAATTTTTACTTAATATATCTCGTTTTGGTGGATTTTTTTCAGTTTTAATAATTTTTTTAACCAATTCACCATTTTTAACATAAACAATTGTTGTTGTTCTTAAGTTTGGGTAATCATTAACAATGACAGCCCCCACTTTAACATTATAAACATTGGATAACGAATCTAACAAGACATTGATACCTTTATCAATGTTTTTTGGTTTTAGGTTATCTTGAGCAAATGAGGATAGACTTACAATAAGTAAAAGTGATAAGAATATTTTTTTCATAGTGTTTGTATTTTATTTCACAAATGTAAATATAAATTATTTATTCCACAACATCTTTCTCAATTTTATTTAATGTTCTAATTGATTTTGATATAATTTCAGATTCACCCAATGAAAATATCCCTGAATGGAAAGCGAAGCTAACGGCTTGAGTTAGGATATAAACTGATTGTTCTTTATCCATTGTTGATAGTAATACATCTAGATGGTCTTCATTATACAATGGGATTGTATTAAATAATTTTCCGAATAGTTCTTGTTGTTGTTCCATAATTAAAATTTTGTATATTTATAAGTATATGAATAAAAATATCAAAAGACAAATTAAAGAGGCTACTAGTACAGGTGGGTCAGGTTCGGTTAGAGTTCCTTTGAGCCCGGGTGTTAGGTTGTTCAATAAAGAACAACTACAACCATTTACTGTACCTACATCAAAATATGATAGTGCTGAATTAGCGTTTGATAGTTATGATGGTGAGATGAGTACTCCAAAATCTAAAATATCTAAAATAGAGAAAGAATCAAGAAAAATTGCCAAATACGTAAAAAAACATCCTGAACAGAATGATGAAGAAGGTGGGGTGCTTAATCAAACACCCGGTAAAGGTAAAAAAATTGTCCCTATTGTAACGGAATGGTTTGAGATAACCAAAGACACCATTTTAGAAGATATCATCCCAAATGGTCTAAAAACCACCTCAAATTACGAAAGAGTTATTGATAAATTTAGAAAAGACATTCCTGAAGATAAACATAAGGCGTTTGATTTAATTGCGAGTAAGATAAAAGATTATGCTCAAGATAGGGGGTATGTAATAAAAGTGTTGAATGCCTGTAATACAGGGTTTAAAGGTGTAAGAACAAGTAAGGCGATTATAATATGTTCCCCTGAGACATTCTCTAATTTAGCGTCATTTGTTTATGTTTTATTTCACGAATTGAAACACGAACAACAAATGTCGGAATTTGATTTGAAGGATTCTTATATGGGAGATATTGAAGACTTTGAGGAGTTCTATAAAATTTATTGGGATATGGAAATGGATGCCGATAGATATGGAAAAGATTGGGTTAAGAAAATTGGTGATGTTTTAAACTTACCCGAACAACTTTATTCGTTAGATAAGATGATTGAAAATTATCCGACAATGTCAGGGATGATTAGACAAATGATGACACAATTACATAACCATGTTCAGATGTTAAAAAAACAAGGAATGACCTATAATGATATAAGTGATTTAGATATAGTTAAAAAACATTTAGATAAATTAGAAGATATGTTTTAAATAAAGAAACCCTTACTCTACAGTAGGGGTTTTTATTTTTTTGGAACTATCCACTCTATCTAAAATACTTTTTAAAGAATATTTGATTTGAGACTTCATTTCATTTTTAAGTTCTTGTCTAATACGTTCTACTTTAGTATCGTACATTTTAGTTAATTTTTCCCAATCTCTGTTAGACATTAAAATATTACTGTAGTAATATTCGTGATTAATTACACTAATTTTTTTATCATCAAGAATAACAAATATACCTAATTCAGAATGTTTAATATATCTTTGTGATGAAAGGGGGGCAATTAAAAATTTAGACCCCTCACTAGTTATTAACTTACGACATATTGATTTGCAGATATGTACATCACCTAATAGTCCCGAGTCTTGATAATCAAATTGACTTCTTGATTTAACAATACGTCTTATCACCAATCTTTTAAAAAATTTAAATATTTTTTTCATTATGTACTTGATTTATTTATAGTACAAATGTAATTATATTTTTTGAGAATAAAAAATATTTTTATAAAAAAAAAGGAGAAATTTAATTTTCCCCTTTATTTTTTGATTTATCTAAATATTCATAAGCTTTGTCCCCATACATTTGGTAGAGTCGTTTAAAGAATTGTGCAGGATTTTTTCTTATGTACCTAATAACATCATTAGGTATATATGCGCCATATTTGTCACCAAATAAAGATTTTGCTTGACGTTCTCTATCACTTGTGGGTCTTTCAACGTCAGTCGAGTAGTCCTGTTCTAAAACATTCATATTGTCTTCATTTTTAGTTTCATTCATCATGAAATCAAAAACTTGGTCAATATTTTCTTTTGCTGTTGATAAATGGTCTTGAGCCCAATCATGACCCCCATCTAAAACACCTTCAACGGTATTTTTATTTAATTCCAATAACAAACCTGTTTGTCTATGAATTTGTTCTAAATTACTGAAAAACATATATCTTTCATTATCTTGTTCAGACATGATTCGTTTAACTAATTCAGTAAGTTTTGATTCAGATAGTTTAATTACTTTTTTCATATGATTATGAGTTTAATCCATTTCCGCCAATTGTGACCGCATTTAATTGTACAATCGCTTTATTTTGTCCATTTGTGTAAACAGGACGTGGTGGGTTGATTAGTATGTTTCCACCATTACAGTCATCTTCACAAATTAAACCACCATTACCACCTGTGTTTGCACTAAATGGTATCGCACATTCGTCACAAGTATCAAATGGTCCGTAACTTAACATTGAGTTTGCAAATTGTGTTGTTGTTTCACCTGAAGTTAATGTTACGCAATACCCTGTTGGTAATTGATATATTTTATCAAAATTAATTTCACCTGGTGGTAAAATAATAACTTGTGTCATTTCTCCACCACAAGTCGTTGCTGTTACTATAATATTTAATTCTTCCATCTTTTTTATTTATAAATATATTACAATTGCAAATACTTTGTATTTACTACTTGAAATTTAATTTGTCGTTTGTATGTGTTTATTTCCCCACTGCTAATTACTTGTATATCAATAAAATATTCGTTAGGTATTTTATCTCTAGTGTCAAATATAAAATAGTATTCATTAGGGGTTCTATTAATTTTTGTCCATCCCTGAACTTGCACTTCTGTTGTTCCTTCTTTAACGTAGATTCTATATGAAGCATCAACATTTAATAATAAATTTTGTGTGGTATAAGCTTGTTTAACTATAACACCCACTTTACGAGTATCCGTATTCACAATTTCTTCATTTTGTTTTAGACCATAAAAATCAAAACCATATAATAAAGGATTTGCCGATACTACACCCATTTGAATTGCGTTTTTTAATGGTTGTAACGTAAAATCATTTAATACTTGAGGTAATGGAAAGTTATTATAACTTATATCGTACCATCTATCTGAAAACATACACGGTGTTTTATACCCCATAAGTGGTGGTATAACAACTTCATAAACTCCTCGAGTTCTTTGACATGTCGTTAACCCCGATAGTCCGGGAATAACATCTCCCATCATATCTAAAATATCAACCTTTGGGGTGTAATCTAAATTGATTGGGTTCCCATTGTCAAATAAATATAAATACAATTTATTAACTCTACCTAACGTAAATTGATTTCTATCATCCTCAATTAAATCATTATAATTTGTTTCAAGATATGGTTCATAAAATGTCTGTGTGTGTCTAGTAAAAAATTGAACCTCGTAGTTATTTGTAAGACCCGTAAGGTTTTCAACTTGAGGTTTATAAGCTATTCCCCACCCTGACACATTTGGTATTGTACCGTTTAACATACCATTAATTTCATTTGTCATATCAAAAACAATGTTTTCATTACCAAATTCAAAATGTTGAGTGTCAACTATAGTAATTCCGCTAAAAGGAATCGGTCCTAAATTTTTGTTATTGTAAATTCCTGGTTGTTCCCAAACACCAATTGTTGTTGTTTGAAACCAATTTGATGGTCTATCTGAAAAACTTCTATCTGATTCACTGTATTTGTAAACTAAATCAGCAAAATCATAACCAACACCTTCATCCCAAAGTTGGGGTGTTGATGGGTCATTATTCAAATAAGGGATTCTAAATAAGATTAAATCAAATGAAGTGGCTCTCATTCTCATTTGAGACGTGAGTGTGTTTAACAATTCCACATCAAATGTTGAGGTGTTTGTCATTCTTAATGTGTGTGTGATAGTATCTGTACATCCAGTAGTTATAGTACCATCAAAAATTTTCTCTTTTAATAAAGTTAGGTCTATATCAAAGATGAAACGGCTATAATTGTTTGGGTATTGAGTTGTTGCTACATTACCATAGAATAGTTCCATAACAGGATTTCTACCTGTATTGGTGAAACTATTTGAAATAAGTGTATTGTTCTTGCTGAAATATGAATTAATAATTGACATATAAATGTTTTATATATAAATATCAATTAATTCTAATATTTTGATTTAATATTGTATTTTCTGCATCCGCAAGAATTGCGTTGATTTCTGAGGTTGTTTGTCCATTACCAGCAGCAACCGGAACAGGAGCCATTGTCGCAACTGGATGAACGTGTCCTGTAACATATGAAAACATTTTTCTAAGCAACGCCATTAATTCGTCGCCCCTCACAACAGGGTATGTTTTATTAAGAATGCTATTTTCATCACCAATAAATTTATCCTGAGGAATTCCATATAAAGTTTGACTTAAACTGATTTTTCCTTTTGGACCTGCAGAATCTTGAGATAAAAAATACATTCTCTGAGAACCCATAATACTATAACTAATATCTGCCGGAATAAATTCAGTTGGTATAACCACTTCCTCTTTTAAATCTGCTTGTGGACCAAGAATTGGTTTGCCCGATTTGTTTTCCCAAACTAAAAACCATCCTTTAAATTTTTTACTTGCAGGGTCTAATGTTATTTTATCATAAAATCTTACATAATTAACATATTCCGCAACTTCAGTTATAAGGTCATTTGGTGAAAATTTATTTCCGGTTGTGTAAGTTAATTTTGATGGTGTAATAACTAACGGAAATGTAACGTTTGGTGCAAAATTTTGAGGATTGTTTACCGTATAACCCGATATGTTAATAAAACCACTAAACACACCTTGTATAAAATTATTTATAGTGGCACACGCATCATCAAATGACTTAGCGGTAAATTTAATTTCTTCTAACGGAGAACCATAATTTGTTCCAACGGATAAAGTTGTAATAGTATCTGATTTAAAATTTTTACTATTTACGGCAACACTTGGAATTACATTATATAAACCAACAGAACCATTAAAAGCCCCAATTAGTGACATATTTTCTAAATTATCAATATTCCAAATAATCATTTTTTTAACAACTTTCACTTGTTCAATTAATCGGGTAACACCTTCTGGGTCTTTGGTTGTTTTTTGCTGCGAAAAATTAGATAACTGAAGAAAGGCTCTATTAACATTTCCTAATGGTAATTGGTCTTTCACCAATCTTTTAGTTTTACCCGCTCTAATTAATATCTCATTTTCTTTAACCACTACATCGGCAGTTCCCCTACCCAATAACGCGTTATCGCCCGGTTCCGGGAATACCCCTTTACTCTCTTGATTTCTATACGCACCTACTTGGTTTTTAATTGAAATACCTTGAGCAATTCTATCTCCCGAAGCTAAGAATTTCTTTGCTCCTTGAAAATTTTCAAAAGGACTAATCATTGGTGATGAAAATGGTCCTTGAATATAAAATTGGTTTGTGAATGGGAAATCTTTATTTGAATATATTATATGAACATATTCATCCTTAAGTGGTACTTGACTAACATAAAAAGGTAATAACGATAAACAAATTAAAGGGTCTTTTGAAGTCCAAGGGTCTGTTTCCTCATTCCAATTTGGAATTGCCGCAATAATATCTTGATAATTTTTTGTTTCAGGTACAACACGAAGTCTCCCTAACATCATAGGGTCTTCATTGTTAAGTACTATTCCTGGAAAAATTATTTGATTAGTTACCATTTTTCTTTGTTCTTGAGTTATATTCTTTTAATATTGTATTATAAGTTAATTCTAATTTATCTAAATGATGTGTTAATTTAATTAATGATTCTTTAGTTAAAACAAAATCTTCTTGAATAAAATCCATAACAAATGATAAATCTTTATTTGATGAATTTTTATATTCTTTAATTATATTTTTCGCTTTTTCAGATTTTTCTTGGATATTCATTATTATACTTTTTTACCGAAAGCACTTGCAGGTACTGTTAGACCCGCTGGTGTCATTGTTAATGGTCCGATAGCTATTTGTAATTTATTATTATCGCTGTCTTCCTTAGCCATAGCTTTCATTTGACCAAATTTACCTAAAATATCTAAATTAGGGCTACCGTCAGGTAATGCCCCCGTTGGAATACCTATTTTTTGTAGCTCTTCAATTGCACCAACAAACGCTCTTGATTCTGAGTAACCATCTAATAGTTGTGAAGCAAATAATAATGGTAAAGGTATTTGACTACCAAAACCGAGACTACTTGTTATCAAATCTAATAAAGCTAATAATTCATCAACAACACTTTTACATTTCCTCCAATCACTAATAAATGAGGCGACAATTAATAATAATTGAATAAGTTTTAGAATCATTGAAATTCTTTTATCAATTTTTTCTTTAACAATATCAGTAATAACTCTTTGTATTAACGCTAAAATATCTTTTTTAATTAATTCAAATAATTCTTGAACAAATATTGCACCTATTTTAGAAATAAAATTTATTGCAAATCTTTTAAATTGTTTTACAAAATCAACTAAACCTTTTATCGCGTCTGTTGTTTCCTGTCCAATAGCTTTTAACATTACATATATTGGAAGTAATACTTTTGGTGTTAAAAACGCACTCGCAATACCTTGAGCAATTAATTTAATAAAATTTAAATTTAATGCTGCTTGAGCGTTTGTTTGAATACCTGCACCCCATTGAGGATTATCAGCAAGTACTTGAGTTAAATTATCTGCTGCATTGATAAAATCACTATTATTTTCAATTAAATTTAAATTGTTAATTTGATTTATAACTGCCGGGAAATCAACCGGTAATAATATATTATCACATTCTTCTAACTCAATTACTTTATTTTTAATATTAGTAACTCTTTGGTCTACTTTTCTTAAATCAATATCGGTAAATTCAAAAAATGTTTCATCTACACCATCAAGCTCAGGTACTTTAGCAATTCCACTAACATCTATTTCACTTCTATTATCAAAACATAACCCAAGAATTCTTTGAATTAAAATATCAAATTTGCTTTGGTCTTCAACCTGACCTACACCAGCACTTGCACTCATAGATACAACACCACTTAATGATTCCATTATAGATGCCATCATATTAGTTGGTTCAGTAATTTTAATTGTTTTATAATAATCGGCTAAAAATGTTCCAACTTTATTAACACCGTTTACTCTGTTTGATAAATCAACTTTAAACCAAGGGCCTGTTTCCCCTTGAAGATTTGTATCAACATATTGAATATTAAATAAATCCTGACCCGATTGTCCAATATAATTTTGTCCGTTATCTGTTGAGTATGGTTGTCCTGTTTGAATCAATTGATATAGTTCTTTATTCATTGAAAATGGATAATTCTGAACTAATATTGGGTCTTTTTCATATAAAGGTTTACCTTCAGTTTTTGGGTCTAAAGTTAGAATGTTTAATAAATCAACTGATTTAACTTTAATATAATATGTAGAACCTCCGTTATAAGCCTGTTGTTGGTCACAACCCACAGCATTTATAGATTCTTCTAAAGCTATTTGAGAAAGTTTAGGTTCAACATTTTTAAGGGCGGTAATTAATAATCTTTTAATATATTTGCTTGAATTACTTCCTTTACCACCGGTTGTATTATTAATATCTAAAAGTTGTTCAAATTGATTTTTAATTTCTTTTTGATAACGTTTAGTTTGTTCTTTAACTTTGCTAAGTTGACCCGTAACCGCAGCTTTTTTTTGCTCAAAGGCATCCCCGGCTTGTTTTTTAGTGTCATCATATTGAGATTTTAACTCATTATAATTTCTAGTTGCGGTAACTTTATCTTGTATTTTTTTATAGTCAGCTCCTAAGTCTAATGATGCCATAGTAAATTATTTTTTCATTTTATAGGAACCTTCAGTTTTAGACGCATCTTTTTCAATTAACGTTTTTAACATTTCATCATCAACCCCCAAATCTGAAATTGAGAAACTTTCACTAGCACCACTATTTGATTTTTCCCACATTCCTGATTGTAGTTTTGATAGGGTTAATTTTTTTTCAACACAATCGTTAATTATTTTTTGTTGTTTTTCAATAACAGGACCAATTAAAGTCATGTCCTCAGGATTTTTCATCATTGTTAACATTTTATTTTGAATTCTAATCGCAGTACTTCTTTGTTCTACAAGTTCATTATAGATTTCTTGCATCAATGATAACATTGATTCTTTACTTAGATTAATTTCTTTTTTTGTTGGTCTTGCCATAATGATAAATATTTAATTTATTGTTTTTTAGTTAACCATATTTTGAATTAATGTGTAATACATGTTTTTGTATTTTCTCATTGACCCTCTAATTTCTTTAGTTGAAAGATTGGTCATCTCTCTTAAAGACAATAAAATAATATTTTTATTAAATTTATTATTATCGTTACCTATAAATATTGAATCATAGTTTTCAAAAATATCATAAAGTGCGTGACCTAACTTAATTTCATTTTCCGATAAATTCTCCTCTCTAATAAATCTTTCCAATTCAATTAAAAAGTGTTTGATAACTTTTTCAGAATCTAAGCTGTCATTCTCTATGTAATATGCAAAGTTTTCATTATTTTCTAAATTTGATGAAATATCTTCATATGATATCTTTCTATTGGTTTCTTTTTGGTCTTTAATGATTTGACCCATTAAATAGTTTTTACATATTGTGCCAAAATAAGAATAAGCCTTCTTTTCACGAGAAGGTTTAAACTTATCTATTTTTGTCATTAAAAACGAGTGAGTGTCTACATGTATATCTGTGAAATCCATGTCTTTTCTATATAATTTGTATCTTCGTATAATTGAAGATATCATCTTGTCTAAAGGTTTTTTTAAAAATTCGTTGTAAATCTTATTTTTTTCTTCATACGACGATGATTCTAAAAATCTGACAACAGCTAATTCTTCTCTAACATCAAAATAATTTGCTTGTGTTGGTTTTCTACCTTTCTTTTTTAACTCAACATTTGTATCTCCTGTTAAATTAATATTTTCAGTCATTAAGATTCTTGAGATTCAAATTTTATTGCTCTGTCATTAATGAAAAAATATTCTTTTTTTGCGGATTCAATCCAAAATTTAACTTCTTCCGGAGTTAAAATGTCCCTACCATTTTTGTAATTCCAAAAGATTGAACCATCTCTTAAATTTGTATGTTTATAACCTATTCTTGGTATAGACATTATGTTAATAGAATTATGTGTTAGTCGTAAGAATAATTCATATCCAAACGTTAATTTAAACGATGGTTTAAGTAATCCATAATCAACAAATTTTGATTTTTTAATTACCATTCCTGATGATTGGAAATTTTGATAATCTAATAAAGTATCATGTGTTAAAATACCCATTTCAGGTGTGAAGTTTGCTGCGAAAGTGGCTTCATTAGTGAACCCGGCAAATTTACCTTTTTGGTCTGTATCAACAACTATTGGTAAAAACGCGTCTATATTAGGATATGCGTTTGCATAAACCTCAACATTTTTAAACCATATATTTGAATACTCATCATCAAATTCAAATAATGAAATCCATTGAGATTTAGAATTTCTAACACCGTGATTAACTTGTGCTGCGTAATTAGGGTCTTTTTCCCATTCTAATTTAACAACATTTAAATCACCAAAGTCATAATCGTTAAGAAGTTCAACTAATGGTGTTTCATTTGTGTGAACAATAACTAATTCATTAATTCTTAATTTTTGATTGTTTAATGATTCAATACATTTTTTAAAGTAATCCTCAAAAAATGGTGCGGTTGCCGATTTAATCGGTAATATAACTGATACGTCAAAGTAATTTTCCATATTATTCTTCTATTGTTTGTAGTTTATTTAATTGTTCTTCAAATGATTCTAATCTTTTTGTTAGGTATCCTTCAAATAAGTTTGTTGCTATTTTTTCAAAATCTTCTTTAGTACTTAAATTTTCCGCTGTTTTAATAATTTCTTGTTCTAAATTTTCATTAATACTATCTTCTAACCAATTTTGTAAAAAGTCGGCAACATAATCAACCATTTGAGTTTTATTATTCACCCATATACCGTTATCTTCATTCATCCATTCAGGGACTAAGTTTGGTGCTAAACCAACAACAGGTATTTTACATTTCATAGATTCTAATGGAAATGTTCCGTAAGAACTTGTCTCATCAATCCAAACAGATAGAAAACAATCTTTCATTGCGGTTGCGAATTCGTCAATAGTTAATCCTCTCATATCTCTAAAAGTTATCCATCTGTATTGTGGAAATTTAATATAAAAACTTTTAATCATATTAACAGCTTCTCTTTGTTCTCTAGCGTGAATTGCGATAATTGGTTTTGCCGGTAATGGATTAGGTTTAAATTTGTCTGAAATAAATGGTTTTAGAACATCAATTGAAATACCCCTCATAAGATTTTCAATATATTCTTTTTGAGTTTCAGATGTTGTTATACATTTATAAAACCCTAATTGTGACCATGTTTGACCTGGTTGTAGAGTTTCCAAAATATGGTCGTGAGCTTGAGATAATACAATTTTACCACAAGGTAACTTTGCAATTTGACTCATAACAAATCCATATAATTCAGGGATAACAATTAAATCTTCAGGTGCAATTTCTAAATTTTGACCCTCAATAGTTTTATGAGGTAATGATGTCATATATTCTTCACCTAACCATTCTCCAACACCAGTATAGTCCGGAGTTTCGTGTAAGATAATTGGATTATATCCATTTTTTAGTAATGTCATACCTAAATCGTATATGTAAGCAACAGAGGCTTTTGCATTACCTTTAGTGTCTTGTGCTAAAAGATAAATTCTTGATTTTTTATCTTTCATGTTTTGAATTGACTGTTCTAGTTTTGTAATTTGTTCTTGTGTCATGTTAATTATATTTTATTTAGTAATTTTTTATATAATAGAGTATTAAACGCTAATTTAAAGGGTATGGATAAATTGTTAGTTCCTTTAGCTCCTAATTGTTCGTCAATCTCTTCAGGTTCATCCATAATTATTTCTAACATTAACTTAATAGTCTCATATTTAATTATACTAATGGCTGTACCTTCCGTATCACCTGATGTGATATTCTTTTTTGTTTTTATTTGGACATAATCATCTATTTTATCCAAATCTACATAGTAGTTTTCTCCTAATACTTTTAACATTCTAAAATTTGTTTTAATTTATCCTCCAATTCTTTTATTGATTTTATAGAATGGATTGTGCTAATATTCTCATTATACTCAGTATCATATTTTATTAATATTTTATCTGAAGGATATTCCAATAATAAGTCTGGATTTGATGTAAGTAAAATATCAATTTCATCCCACATTGAATTAATTGTTGAATTACTGTAAAATTTCACTTTTTCTAATTGACAACCAAATTTGGATAAAAAGAACAGTGATGCGGGTTTTGATTTACCTATTTCATCAGAAACTATTAGTAAGTCATTATTATCTCTTAAAGAGACGTAAACCTCGTTTAAATCAGTAAAAGTATTATATTCTGAAGACTGTGCGTGACCAAAAATTTCCATAGCAAATTCTTCATATAAAAATGAATATAATTCATTCTCATCCGGAAATGCGAAATGTTCGTTTAACGTTAAACTGTTTATTGGATAAGTCATCTTATATTCAAAAGAGTCCTCATTCTCTATACCATCTGTTTTATCAATTAAAAATTTTTGATAAGTTTGTTCAATTTTTCCCAAAGTATTTCTTAATACTCCATTAATTTCTATACCAATTCTCATATCAATAAAAGTTATATAAAAAAAAAGATAAGTAAACTAAAATATAGTTACTTATCTTTTCTATTAAATTAGTCTTTTTGAGACTATTTGTCTTCGTATTTTTCTAATATTTTACTTATTAATGGATTTCTAACAATATCATTTTTATCTTTAAATTCAAATGTTGAAACATAATCATCGTCTCTAAATTTTTCAATTGCGTCCCATAACCCACTCAATGTTTTATTTTTATATTTATCTGACTGTTCAACATCTCCTGATATAAAAAATTTACTATTATAACCTATTCTTGTTAACAGAAGTTTCATTTGACTTGGAGAGGCGTTTTGACCCTCTTCAAATATTAATATTGAGTTATCAATATTCATACCTCTCATAAATGCTAATGCAAATACTTCAATAACTTCAATCTCTTTAAGTTTTTCTCGACATTCTTTACCAATGATTTTATTTAATAAATAATAAGATGGGAAAATGTATGGGTCTAACTTTTCTTCAACATTACCAGGTAGTGAACCTAATTTTTCTTCTGCCTCTACAGCCGGTCTAACAATTATTATTTTCTCATAAGGGGTTTTTGGGTCTGAAAGTAAGTCAATCGCTGCTTTCATTGTTATATAACTTTTACCGACACCCGCTGGTCCCGAACAAACTGTGATTTCACTGTCAATTAAAGTATCGTAATATTTTTTTTGATTTAAAGTTAAAAACTTTTCTTTAGTTTTTCTTTTAATAATTTGAGCAATTAAATCTTTTTTACTTACCGGTTTACCGGTCACTTCCGAGTTCGGAGTTGTTGTTGGTTTCTTTTTTCGCTGTTCAGCCATTTTATTTTTTTAATTGTTTAGTTGTAAATCTCAACAAATTTTTTTATTTCAGATTCAATATTATCACATTTTAAAACCTCATATGTGATTATTTGATTATATCCTAATTTTTTAAGTTCATTTGAGAAATTTATATGTATATCAGGATTTATAATTGGTGTCAATTTTATTTCCGAAATATGTATATGATTAATATAGTCATAATACTTACTTAATTCAATAATTGGGTCGTAACCTTCTAATTTTAAGTTATGGGTATCAATCATTGTTTTAATATTAATAAATTTATTATTTTTAATAAAATCAACAATTTCTTCTATATTATAAAAATAATTCCCTCCATAAACTTTAGAGTTAGGTTCAATAGTTAGAGTAATACCTGTATTGTTAAGTGAATTATCAATCCTTTTAAATATTTTAGATAACGAATCATCAACGATTCCATTTCTAATAGTAGGAGACCCAAAAACCATAACCTTAACCCCTAATATTTTACATATTTCAATTAGTCTGTCAATATGTTTATAAACTATTTTTGTATCTTTAATTCCATCACATTTAACATCATAAAATATTGACTGAATTGACTCCATTTTAATATTGTAAGAGTCTAATTTTTTTTTATACTCTATTAAAATATCGTTAGATAATTTATTCCAGTCATCAATTTTGGTTAGAACACCTTCAATATTATGAATATTGTTGGTCTTTAATATAGTTAAGATTTGGTCGTTATCGGAGATATCCCACGCTAAGTTACTTAATGATAATTTCATATTTTTAATATATTTGTATGACTTAAAATTTAATTTTATTTAAAATAAAATCAACAATTGATAAATC